GGCGTTTGGTTCTGGTACCATGAATAGCCACTTCATAGCACCGGGAAAGAACCTCCCGAGTTGACTCAATCACATAAGTGAGAGAGCGCGCTGGTTTTACATGTTTACAGCGTCCATGACCATGTGAGTTCCATGCGGAGTTACATTGGATTTCAGAGTGTAAAACTGAGTGTATTTATGGGGTGCAATACCCTTTGTGCTTACTAGATTGTCGAAGCATAGACTATTGGCCATTTGGTGGCTGTTTATAATTTGCGCTTCTGTCGCAGAAGACATAGACGGCATACTAGTTTGTCGATGCTAGACTTTATTCTCAAATTTCTAATTTGCGCTTCATACAGTGAAGACATAGCTGGCATACTAGTTTGTCGATGCGAGACTTTATTTAAATAAAATTTTCTGGTATTTTGTCGCTTCATACAGTGAAGACATAGCTGGCATACTAGTTTGTCGATGCGAGACTTTGACTGACTGCTTGCGATGAGCCCAAGCGGAAGCTATTCGGTTGTGTAAAAATCGGCGGTTCCATTGGTCCGCCCCAATCTGCTATGGAGTGCCTTCGAATTTCAAACTGCTTGTTGAAGCCCAAGCGGAAGCCGTTTTCGATTTAAATTTTGCCGAGAAATTCCTCGACCAATTTTGCAATTCGAGTGGCATTGGCTAAGGTTCGAGCACCTTTGCCAGACAGCCGCTTTGCATGTTCAAGAAAGGTTTTGAAGGAATGTCCTTTCGCCGATGTAGGAAACTTGTGTGATCTCAAAATCTTATCGAGATGCTCGATGTTTGGATCAACGATTTCCTGTTGCACCTCGAATGGACAATTTCCAACAGTTCGCCCTTCAACATGCATGATCGAATCAAACGATAGATCATAACTTGCATTGGTGCCAAATTGCCAAATCATGACAGGCACCATTGTTGATTGTGTGGCCAGGTCTTTTGATTGCATTTCCAATTCATTTGGAATGGTGTAATTGTCAATGCCGACGAGATGATTATCCTCCGGCAATTCATGTGCAATCACCAACCGCTTGATATCATCAACATACACTTCCTGCAATGCCAACTGTCGTTGCTCAGCCAATGGATTGTAACGCACAGTGACACCATCAATTGCTTGGTATCTATTCCTGTGTTTCAATCCATCCTGAATCGATGTGGCTGTGAATGCATTGGACTCTTTATGCAATGCGGAATACAAATCCTGCAATGCAAGCTCTCCACCAAAAACATAACCTCCGGTATTAATGGGTGGGGCATTGGTCCATAATTTCATTCCTGCGCCCAAAACACGAATGGCATTAAAATTCTGATCAATCAAATCCATTCGAGTGGTTGTGATCGTATTGTATCCATAGAAAATGAACACATCAACATCACCACCCGGATCAGAATAGCCATAAAAATTGCCATCACTGCCAAGCAGTGTAAAGCCAATTGTGTAGGCATACGCAGGGCCGAAGAAATCAGTGGTTGATCCTGTATCCACTGATCCGGCGTTAAACGTTGAATTCAGCATGAAAGTGTAGACAGAAGGTGCCATCTCAACTTTGGTATTGCCCGATGTGACCAAGTCACCATCGAACCAACCAGCTTGAGTGCATCGTGGATTGAACCACATCATTACACCAGTGAATGTAACACCAGGGTATTGCTTCTGTGCGGCGGCCTGAGCCATGTATTCTTGCAATTTTGTATATGGCACTACAAACTGTGCCTTATCTGTTGCTGCGGCTGTTGCATGTACATAATCAGGTCGAATTGAGCCGATAGCTTTGCGATCAAATGGACAAATCACAGCTTCGGCATAGTCGACGGTTGTTGTGTTGACACAATGGGTGAGGTTGTAGGTGTTGTCGTTGAGGGCTCTGACAGATCGGCCATTTCGACGTCGTCGTCGTTGTCGTCGTTGGGGCATTCGTCGAGGTCCTTGTCGAGATCGTCCGCCAGTACGTCGATTGTTTCGACGACCACGGCCTTGCACAATAACTCGACCGACGTTTCTCCCAGTAAGGCCAATTGCTGTAGACATTCTTGCTGTTGTTGATTGAGTGAGGTGTATATATGATCAGGGAATGAAAGTGCAATTTGCTCGATGCGAGCGAATAATCCGCACTGTTTTGCTGATTCAAATAGACAAAGTAAACGAATTTCTTTCTGTTGTTGCTGTGATAATTGAGACATAGTAATTTTATATATGTTGAGAATTGGCAGTGCTTTATAATCTATTGTTTCAAGCACTGAAACAAAAGAGAAGAGGTTTAAGGCAAATCCTCAGGCACTGCCATATAATGCCGACGATAAATGTCCAGATATTCAGCTTTATACATATAGTGCTGGAAATTGTCAATTTCTTCGGCTGTATATGTCTTCAAATCAACAGCAATAATACTCTGTGCAACATGCCGATAATCATCAAAGCTCGGTGATAACTCCAAATGCATTTGCTTTTGAGACAAATCGGCAGAAACACGCAAATCAAACAACGCCAAATCAAATGTTGATATACCATATCGTTTGCACAAATCACGTGCTGTGTCTTCGTTGGTTGTCAATGTTGTTCGTGTTCTCAATTCATTGTTGTCAACTTTGCCATCATGCAAAGTATTCGGTATCTTCACAAACAGACTCTTGACTCGACTCCACCACGAATTCAACGCCAAACGTTTCGAAATTTGGGGCAGGATTTGCAACTCCATGCTCATTGACTTCTCTTTCAATGAACGCAATGCATATCCTTTCAAAGTGCCCAATTTGGTGGTCGTCAACGAAGTTTTGGACAACAACACGCCAGGTTTTGCTGTCAAATGGTAACCGCCCTCAACTCGCACAAAGAAACTCGAACAAAATTCAACCTTTGAGTGATGATCTTGTGTTTCGACTTTAGCGACCATGCCCATGCCGGCATATCGCGATTCGACTGTCTTTGCATCCAAATATTGGTTCGAAATAATCAACACATCATCACCATGAACAAATGCCCAGGCACACTCCATGTCTTTGATCAGACCATGAACAATGAAGCCCTGGAGCAAACTGTTACCCAAACTGGTGTCCATATCGCCGGAGAATCGAGTTGCTTTCACAGTGGCTTTCACAGTTACCTTGCGTTTCCAACGACTGCTCTGATCTTTGTGGGCATACTTCATGTGCTTTTCACCTCGTACACGCTCATTGTAAATCTTCAATTTTGTGTTGATTTCACCCATTGTGATACCATCATAAATGGTATCCAAGCACTCCAATGCTTCCTTGGTCTGTGTGCCATCAAATGTCTCGAGATCAATCATGGTATAATGCGGCTTCAAATTGCGTTGCTGAAATTCACGCATAATCATCGAGAATTGCTGACCAGCGCTCTCACGGCACAAACCACTGCCATATATCAATCGCTGCGCATTGTGCGAGCCATATCGCCATTGTTTCTTCAATCGATTTGAAATCGCCATAATTTGTGGTCCAATGGCATGCTTCCAATAGGTCTCGCAACCATTGATCACACGACCAGGCTTTAATGGATGTTTGTTCAGAAATTCTTCTTTGAGGAATGTATTTGCACGATAGCCCTCAGGCATATGATTGCGAACATAATAATCAGTCAAAACGCCCAGTTTCTTACTCATCTTCCAATGCTTTCGGGAGTGCACATACTCCTCCACAGTCATGACTTCGTCATCAGTGACGGTCAACTGCATCTGCTCCGCAAATAATCGTGCCGCCTTCAAGTTCTTTTCGTGGTTTTTCATGCAATATTGCTTCTTGTTTGCAGGGATTTGTCTTTTGCGAATCGCCAACTCAATTGCTTGAGAACTCTGTGTCTGACGCTGATACGGCACAGAGAAAGATGGAATCAATTTCATGATCGGTTTTACAGCGACATTGTGTTCAGGCAACTCCGTATTGACACACTTCGCATCCTTCTTTGCTTGAAATTCCTTCGACACATCATCATAATGGAATGAGTTAAGCTCACTCATTGTGTGTCCAATAACCACGGCAAACTTCGGCTTTGCAACCAATCGTTGCTCCAATTGGGCGGCAATGGTAGTAATAGAGGAAATAAGACCAGGCAATAATGCGCCATAATCAATTGCTTGAAACACTGCAGCTGAAGCAAACGCGCGAGCAGCGCAAAACAACTTTGCACCGAAACCATGTTCCATGTCAAAACGCGCCACAAATTCATTGAACAGCGACTCCATTGCTTGGATTTTGTAATCGATCGAGTGAGTTTCATAGAATAAACCGAGCAGAAATCGCAGGGACGTAACGTACATACTGCGCGTGACCGAGTAGCTTTGCTTGGCCATTTTCGCCATATCGCGTGACAATTGTTCTCCACGTTTGAGAACATCGCTCATGACCGTCTCATGCATGAGCACGGTCTGCCAATGTGTGGGGAAATGTCCCCATCTCGGTCCTTTTGCAACACGTTCCGTCAAAAATAAATAATTACGCAAACGCTGAACATCAGAAATAAATCGTGCGATAATATAATCTGCGAACTTTGTGGCAACATCCTCAAGCATCAGCAATGGCAAGCCGATTGCATTGAAGATGCGACTGCCCGATTGTTTGATTCGACCGTTGCTGTCCAATTGCACATCGCCCTCAGGCAAACGACGGTACAACGCAAACTTCTTGCGCATTTTTCGCACCATTTTGCCTTCATCGTTCTCCACTTTGCCAAACAAATAAAAATGTTGGATGCATTCAAAAGTGCCAAATTTAGCGCCATAAAACCCAATTTGCGGGAAATCTTGACTGCGATAATAAACACCATGATCAGTCATTTCAGGCGCATAATCACGAAACATGAATTGAAGTGGCACATCAACAATATATTCGGTGTCAGCACCGAAACTGAATGCAATCTTGTTGGGGTCGATGTTCTCGCGCTTTAACAGTGAAGCCAATGCAGTGTTATGATCCTTATAAATGCTAAACAACTCCGCCAAATCAGAAAAAGTATTGATGTACTGTTGAATCTCAGACAATGCAGCAGCAGCAGGTGTATTTGTATCGGCATGAACGATTTCATCAGCCTTGCCATCATCACATGGAGGCACTTCTTGACCGCAAGCTTTCAACAGCTCGCGTTGCTTCTTCGCTTTCTGATGCTGTTCACACTCATCCTGACAACGTCGTTCATTTTCAAGTGAATTCTCCGAGGAAGTATCGTCATCACTGTCGTCGTCTGAAGCTCCAACAACTGAAGATGCACATGAATTTGCAGCACCAACCGGTCCATTTGGGCCATTCATTTGCTCAAGTACTGAGGTCGGCAAACTTGAAGGTGGTGACTTCGCCAACACGTTTGAGACAATGGGTGCTTGCTGTGCGGCCTTTTGTTGTACGGCCAATGTGGGTGTTCTTGGAGCTGGTAACGAGGTTGATGGCATCATTGGTTGGCTGTGAACCACTGACTGAGGTGCTTGTTGTAGCACACGTTGCTGCACTGCTGATTGTGATAATGCTGCACATGGATTTGTTATTCCATCACTGTGGGAGCCTTGCTCAACCACGGAATCCTTTGACTTCACCTTTGTCTTCTTCACCATCTTGTTAAACACTTGCATTAAATGTTCACTTTGTCCGGCTGCAATCACAACATCTTTGTTAACGCGGGCTTGCTGTTGATATCGAGGCTTAGGTCGAAATTGTTCGAGAGGCTTGACCAAATTGGTCAGAGCGTGCTTCAAACTTGAGGCAGGGTATTGTTTTTCGTCCCCCCCTGCCCCGGCACATTCTCTGACTCGGTCCTCCAAAGATTTAACTCGGGTTTGACCTTCGCCCAAAACCGCGCGCAAAACGCCCGCTTTCAACCAACGTGTGTACTCGTTGGTGTGCTTGATCATGTTGTAATTCTCACTGATTTTGATAATATATGGTGTGATTTCACGTTTATCGCGGCTATGAATGTACTTGCACGGTCGTTGAAAACGCTCCTGAAACGTGCACTTGCCACGAACCACATTCTCATAGCAATATGGATGTGCATAATAGCAACTGTTACGATATCTGCATGTAGCGCCATGTCGACACTTCACCACTCGATGTTGGGCCACACAATTTGGATCCTTGCATGACAGAGACTGAAAAGCCTTGCAAACAATGATCTCCTGCTTTGACTCGTAGTCAACATATGTAAAACCGGTACTCGCTCTTGGATCTTGAAAGCAGGGTTTGATAATATCAGGTTGTTGTTTTGGTGGCGGTGGTGTTGGTGTGGGAATGCAATCACTGAAATGAATCACATCGATGCTGTCGTTCAAATTTGGAACTGATGTTGGTTGCAAGTCCAAATTATCAGGTACATCCTCGATGGAATATTGTGCATTCACTGGAGATTGAGGAGCGAACATGGGAGAATGAATGTTGCTTGGTGATGCCGGTGAAAATGATGGTGAATCAGTGGGTTTGTATGGTTTAGAAGAAGATGGTGCAACATGAAATGTTGGTTGTGATGGTTGATAAATTGATGACAAAACATCAGCTGAAGGATGCTCAGGTGATTTTGTCATCGCCGCTGGAGATTTCACAGTCGGTTGTTGCCCATGCCGTTTGACAGAGCCATTCTCAATCGTTGTTGGTCCTGGGGCCGGATCGCTCAATTTGGCCGATGGTCGCTCAAGTTGCAAATATGGAATCTCTTTGCCTGTGAATGGACAAACGGTTGTTTGTGGCAAATCAGATAGCAAACTGTCCGACACTTTCGACTCAGCGATTGGCTCGCCCAATGGGGCCTTGCTCTTGGCAGGCTCGCCCTTTTGCTCAGGTTCTGCAGATTCCAGGATGTCGAGTAAGTTGCCGAGAGCGGCAGCTTCCTTTGCGTCTTCCAAATTTTGGTGTGCTTTGAAGTCATCAATGGCTTCATCAATCTCGACATCCACATTGCCGTTATTATCCAAGGGATACTCTCGAGCGAGTTCCGTCTTGAGTTTCTCTTCAGAAACATTGTTCAAATCGGCATGCTTCACATCACCGCTTTTGGCATCATTTGCCAGTTTCTCTCTCTCTTCGCGTTCTCGCTTTCGCGCTTTCTTGCGTCCAGCAACTGGTGAACGGCGAGGGTTCTTCGAATTGAAATGCCGAGATTTGCGATTAAAACGCTGATACATCTCGTTGATCTCATGATTCGATGCTTCTTCGCTGCTGTTCAACAGATAGCCGATCGCATAGTTGATCTTGCGCTTTGGCCAGTTGATCCACGTTGATCGAAAAAGAGGGTGATTGTAAATGGAATCAGGGTCTGCATCTTTTGTATTGTGTGAAACCTTGTTGTCGTTTCCAGCGACTTCTTCGTCTGGCTCAGAGTCGGAACCCTTTTGCCAGTCGGCGATTTCATCATCCTCCCTGAGCGGAGGTAGTTCGTCATGATCATCTTCATTTGCTGTATGATCAGCCTGCATTTCCAAATCCACGACTAAGCCCGCCTAAACTCACGAAAAACGGGGTGGCTGTACTGCAGGGTTAACACGTTTGAGACAGTGATAACTCGTTTCTTAATGACAACGACAGTGACGACTATATAGA